GATGATCGAGGAAAAAGCGCGCCGCATGGCGGCGCAGGTGAGGCGGGAAACGGCGCATCCGTTGATTCCGCCGGGCGCGAAAAACGCCATCAACGAACTGGCGGAGACGGTCGAGGCGCTGGCGCATGAAATCGAGATTCTGAAAATGCGTCTTGCGACCGGCGAGGGGGTGGCGCATGGCTGAAATTCTCGGGCATATCGACTGCCCGGCCTGCGGCACGCCGGCCGGTATGCGCGTCACGCGCGACAAGAACGGCGATCCGTTCGGATTCTGCGACGCGACGTGTAACGCGCAGTTGCGCATCGGAGGAAATCCGCACCGCGTCGCAGCCTTCGCGCGGCTTTACCCGTGGGCGGCGAAAAAGCCCGTAACGGTACCGGAAGCGCCGCCGGTCACGCCGACAGTACAGGAACCGGAACGGAAACCGGAGACGCCGCGCAAGCGCGCGCCGTTCGGCCTTGATCAGTTGATGGGGGGGTGAGCGTGGAACAGGAACAGACGCCGGATATCTCGGCAGAGGAAGCGGCTGACTTCGCGCGCGTCGGCGCGATGGTCGAGGGGGCGGCGGCGCCGGCTGCCGAAGCGCAGGAACCGGCGCCGCCGGCGCCGATGGATGCGGCCGAAAGCATGGCCGGCTTTCTAAGCATCGCGGGGCTGGGCTTCGACAAAATCGCAGGCTGGAAGCATACCGGCGCGGCGCTGACCGAAAACGCCGAAGCCATCGCGGGCGCGTCGGTGAAGGTGCTGCGGAAGTACCCATGGGGCGCGCGCATTCTGGCGTTCTTCGAGTCCGGCACGGGCGCGGAGGAAGCCGCGCTTGTGCTGTGCCTGCTGCCGCTGGCCGGCGCGGTCAAGGCGGATCTGGAAGCCGGAGGCGAAGCGCAGCAGGATGAACCTCCGCCTGCCAGACTGCCGGCGGCGGAAACGAAAACGGAAAACGCGCCGGCCGATCTCGGCGCGCTGGTCGAGGTCCATGGGCATGCAGACGAATGATGGCCGTCTGGTGATCGTGTCGGGCGCGTCGCGCTCGGGGAAAACGGCATGGGTGCGCCGGCAGGTCGAGAAGCTGCCGCGCGTGATCGTGTGGGACATCGAAGCCCAATGGTGCGACCTGCGCGGCTTCCACAAGCTGACGACGCGGGCGGAACTGTTCGATGCAGTGCAGTCGGACAGGCCTGCGCGGCTGGCATACGTCGCGCCGGGTGGCGACCTGCGCGACGAATTCAATTTCTGGAGCGCGTGCGTGATGCTGTGGGGCCGCTACCGAGGCGGATGCATCGCCGTCGCCGAGGAACTGGCGGACGTGTCCACGCCTGCGAAAGCGCCTCAGGAATGGGGAATCCTGCTGAGGCGCGGCCTGAAACGAGGAATCAGCATCTACGCCATTTCTCAGCGGTGGGCGGAAGCCGACAAGACGGCCATCGGAAACGCATCGGAGTTCGTCGTGTTCCGCGCGGCCGGCGACGATGTGCAGTACATCGCGCGCAAAGCGCGCCTGCCGCTGGAGCAGGTCGAGGCGCTGCGGCCGCTGGAGTTCATCCGGGCAACGGTTACGGGCGAGGTCGAGCGCGGCGCGCTGAAATTCAGGGGCGGGGGCGGCGGATAGCCGAAAACGCCAATCAACCCGCTTCGGCGGGTTTTTTTTCGCCTGCCCTGCCCTGCTTTTTCTGTATCGGGAACAGGAACGCTTACTGCCCATTTCGCGCAGCCGCCGCCTTTGAAAAAGTGCCGGCATGCCGCGCGAGCGGAGATTCTCAGACAGACCGAAAGAGGCAGGAAATGACCAAAGAGCAGAAAAAGAAACTGATTGGTACGGGCATCGCGCTCGCCATCGTTTATGCCGTGTGGAAGTTTGCACCGAACGCCGCCGCAAAGGCGATGGCGCTCGGCGTCGGCGGCGTCATCGTGGGCAAGCAAGTGCCCTACGTCAAAAACGCGCTGGCATAAGGGGGTAATCATGGCTAGAAAGATGCTTCAACTCCCGTCCATGTCGCGCGTGGTCGCGGGTTCCAAGGCGGTGCTGGAACTGCCCATCGGCCCGACCTATCGACGCCTGTTCTTCGTGGCGACCGCCGGCGCCGGCCTTGACGCTGGCGACTTCGGCCGCATGGACGTGCTCATCGACGGCAAGGTCGTGCAGACCTTCAAAAATGCCGCGCGCCTGTCGGCGATCAACGCATATTACGGCCGCGCAGCCGACAGCTACACGGCGACGCGCTGCGAATTCGCGATTCACTTCGAGCGCGCCGAATTGGTTGATCTGGCCTACCGCCGCGCGCCGGGCATCGGCACGGCCGACGTGCAGACCTTCAACGTCGAAATCCAGATTGAAGCGGGCGCGCCGGCCGATATCTCGATGGTGGCATTCGCCGAAATCGACCCGACGCCTCAGCCGCTCGGCGTGTTCTTCAAGATTCGCGAATACGCCTTCAACAGCGCCGTAGCGGGACAGGTCGAAATCGACAAGCTGCCGAAAGGCGCGTGGTATTCGGTGATCCATCTGTTCAAGGCCGATATTTCGCACGTCGAGGTAGAGGCCAATCAGGCCAAGGCCATCGACGCGACCAAGGCCATCTTGGAACGCATCCAGAAGGAAGCCAGCCCGCGCGCCCGCGTCCCTCAGACCGCGAGCGCGACGCACGTCGATTTCATCACCGACGGCGACCTTGCGCAGTCCCTGCGCACGGACCTGCTGAACGACTTCCGCATCAAGCCGAAGCTGGACACGGCCGGAGCTGTCGATATCGTGGCGGAGACGCTGGACACCCTCAAGGGCGTTTAGTTTAAGGGGGTCGTATGGAAGACCTGATCGGGAAAATCCTCGATGGATATGCGTCCATCGAGCGCGCCAAAATCGAGGCGCGAATGCAGGCGAGCCGCGACCAGCTAGCCGTGTATGACCTGCCCTATCGCTACCAGAACGCGCAGGCCGATGCGAGCGAGACGAACAACCTCGCACGTTGGGCGCCGGTGATCGGTCTGGGCATTCTGGGCGTGCTGGTATTCGCGGTGGTGCGCAAGTGATCGAGACGGCACTGTCGGCTGCGGCGCCAAGTGATCAAGTGATCGAGACGGCACTGTCGGCTGCGGCGCAGATAGCGGGATCGGCGCTTGGCGGTCCTCCGCCATCATCCAACGCCTACGGCGGGCAGACTCGGACGGGCGACAACAACGTGACGTACAACAAGGGGCCGAACTGGACCGTTGTCGGCGTCGCGCTGCTGGCGGGCGGCGTGCTGTGGTGGGCGCTGAGGAAAAAACGCTAGCGCGGTGGGTGCGCGTGCTCGATTGGACGCGCGTCGACTCGGAAATCGGCGCGCAGTTCGCAGGGGAGCGCGAGCGCGTCATGGACGAGTTCAAGGCCGGGCAGGCTCAGGCTTTCGATATCTCGGGGCCGGGCTATGCCGGGTTGATCGCGGTGCGGTTCGAGCGGCGGCTATCGGATGGCGCGCTACAGCTACACCTAATCACGGCGCGCGGGTCGGGGATCGAAAAAGCGTATCAGGACCTGCGGCGGGTGGCGAGGAAGGCGGGCGCGGTGGCATTGACGGCGGACGCTGAGAACTTCGGCGTACTGCGCATGTATCAGCGCGCCGGGTGGGGAATCGAAACGGCGCGCGTGAGGGTAGAAGTGTGAGCAAGAAAAGCAGCAGTCAGGCGAACCAGACGACGACGAGCATGCCCATCACGTTGCAAGACGTGGAAGGCGTGACGTTCGCGGGCAACAGCACGGGCGGCGGCGCCATCACCATCACGGACGGCGGCGCGATTCAAGGCGGGCTTGATCTCGCCGGGTTGACCGTCGAGAAAGCGGCCGAGCTGACGCTCGGACTTGTCGCGCAGCAGGCGCGAGCGGGCGAAGCGGCGCTGCAAGCAGTGCGCGGATCGGCCGACCAAGCATTCAATTTCGCAATGAGCGCGGGGCGCTCCGATACCGCGCTGATTAAGGACGGCGGGCGCGGCCTGCTGATTCTGGCCGGCATCATCGCGGGCGCCTACGTGCTCAGTAAGTGGGGCAAGAAATGAAAACCATCACCCTGAAAATCAGTCCCGGCGTGCCGGAATCGATCGCCATCGTCGGCGACTATATCCGCCTGAAAAGTGCCGGCGTGCCGGTGCGCATCCAGTCGGAAAGCGGCGACGTAGACGCGACCGTCGAGCAGGGCGACGCGCTGAACCTCGAGCAGTTCAGCCGCGTGATCGTGTCGCACGCCGACGCGGCCGAGCAGACAGTGACCCTGTTGATCGGCAACGGAACAAGCGCGGATAGCGCGAAGGTCGGCGGATCGGTCGCGGTGTCGTCCATGCCGGCGACCGCGCAGGCGATGACGCAATCCGCGCCGGCGGTCGGACTCGCCAGCGCGCAGATTCTCGCAGCCAAGCCGGACCGCCGGTTTCTCATGCTCCAGAACAAGCACGCCAGCGCGAAAATCCACGTCAACCTGACCGGCGCAGCGGCAGCGGCAGCGGACGGCATCATGCTGTCGCCGGGCGCGTCGCTCGTGCTCGACGTGTGCGTGCCGAGAGGCGCCATCACGGCCATCAGCGACGTTGACGCCATCACCATCACGGCGGTCGAGGCGTAATCATGGGCTCGATGTTTTCACCGGGCGGAACCGAAAAGGCGGGGGATATCAAGTTCCACGCGGCAAACGCCATACCGCCGGGGTGGCTGAAAGCGAACGGAGCAGCCGTATCGCGCACGGCATACGCCGCCCTGTTCGCAGCCATTGGAACGACGTACGGAGCGGGAGACGGCGCAACTACGTTCGCACTTCCGGACCTGCGCGGCGAATTCGTGCGCGGATTCGATGACGGGCGCGGCGTGGATTCGGGGCGGGGGTTTGGTAGTGCGCAGGCGGGGCAGATGCCGCAGCATTCCCATTCGATGCCGCCATTATCGACTACGTCCGGCGAGGGCGTTATTACGACGCGCGAAAGCGGCGCGGGGGGCGCGGCACAATCTACCGGGTTGCAGGGTGGCACGTCGAACGGCAGCGAAAACCGCCCGCGAAACATCGCCATGCTGGCCTGCATCAAGTATTGAGGCAACACAATGAGATATTTTCAGACTGATGAATCCGGGTATCTGGTAGGCGAATTCGACGCCGACCAGTCGCCGCTTGAGCCGGGCGCGTTTCTGATCCCGCGCGGCGGTGTGACTATCGCGCCGCCGGCCGTGGGCGCCGAGCAGGCCGCGCGCTGGACCGGTGCGGCGTGGGAAATCGTGCCCGATCTGCGCGGCCGGGTTTACTGGCTGGCGGACCATTCGCGCCATGAGATAACCGAGCGCGGGATTCCGCTACCGGCCGGCGCGCTGGCTGCTGACCCGCCGAAAACGCAGGCCGAACTGGACGCCGAGCAAAGCGCCATCGCCAAGGCCGCGCTGCGCGAAATCGATATCGCCAGCATCAGATCGATGCGCGAATGGATCGCCGCGCAGCCGACCGCGCCGGCCGTGCTCAAGAATCACGAACTCGCCGTGCAGGACGAGCGCGCGAAGCTCAAGCCGTGAACCGCGTCGCGCTGATCGTCGCGGGCGTCGCCGCCGGGCTGGCGGCGTGGGCGTACACGCGCAGGCGCGAAGTGGCGGAAAACTTCTGGCCGGGCGCCGATTGGCAAGCCGGCATTGACGAATGGGGGGGAACCTTGTCGAACGCATTGGAGAATATCGGGCTGGACAGCGTGTTCGGCTTCGTCCGCGTGTCCAACATGTCGCGCGTGGATCGCGCGCTGGTCAATCATCCGAACGTGCGCGCCATGCTGCGCGTAATCCGGCAGGGCGAATCGTCGCAGAATGACGCGCTCGCCTATCGGCTCATCGTCGGCGGTCAGACCTTCTCCGACTTCTCGGATCATCCGGGCATCTTGGGCAAGTGCTGGACCACGAGCAGCGGCAAGCGCCAATGCAGCAGCGCGGCGGGCGCCTACCAGATTACGAAAACCACGTGGGGCGAGGTCAAGCGCGTGATGGGCCTGAACGACTTTTCGCCGCCGTCGCAGGATTTGGCCGCGCTCGGCCGCATCGCCTATCGCGGCGCGCTGCCGGCCGTGCTCGCAGGCGACGTGGAAACCGCCGTGCGCAAGCTTCGGCTGGAGTGGACCAGCCTGCCGGGTGCGGCCGAAAACAACAAGGCGGCGGGCGATATCGAAAACGCAAAACGGCTTTTTGTCGCGTGGGGCGGCACCATCGGCCAGGCCTACGCTTGAGGGGTGAAGATGAAAGCGAAAGAAATCGCAATGCTGGCCGGCGCCGCTGTGGCCGTCTACATGCTGCTGCGCAGCCTCGGCAGTGCGCCTCAGCAGCCGCAATACTGGGTGACGTCGCAGGGAAACACGGGTTTCCCGCCTGAGGCCCGCACGGGATCAAGCGGGGGGATGTGGGTATGACGAAATGGATCGTGATCGGCGGCGTCGCGCTGGCCGTGGTGATCATCGCGCGCCGCGCGATGGCCGGCGAGCGTGACACGTATGACCCGGGAAGCTGGTCAACGCTGCCGGGCTACCGGCAGGGATCGGGGGTGATGCTGTGAACGTCGCGGGGATGAAGGTGCGGCCGGAGTGGGTGCTGTGGGGCATCGGCGCGGGCGTCGCGGTGCTGGTAGTCAATAAGATGCTGTCCGGGCGCATCGTGACAGGCGCCGCGTCAACGGTCGGCCGGCTTCCGTCCGACATCATCATCGGCGGCGCTGAGGGGCTGCTCGGGCTGCCCGATCCACGCACGGCTGAATCGCAGTCCAGATGCGCGGCGGCGCGCGCGGCCGGCGACGATTGGGGAGCATCGTTCTACTGCCCGGCGTCGGAGTGGTTCCGGGGGCTGTTCGATGGCAAGTAAGGCCGCGCTGATGCTCGCCATCGGCGCGGCGGTAGGGTTCCTGTGGTGGCTTTCAAGGCCCGCCGCCACGGGGACGAAAATCAATCCAGTGGCCGGAATCAGGGGGTAGGAAATGAACCGTTGGGATTACTTGGCTCGCCTGCGCGAGCCTTCGACGTGGGCAGGCATCGGCATCGTGGCGGGCCTGTTCGGCGTGAACTTCGCGCCCGAGGAAGCGCAGGCCTTTGTGACCGGCGGCGTCGGCTTCGCCGGCATGCTGTCCATCTTCATGCGCGAGAAGGGCGGGCGCTGAATGCCGGCATGGTTGTCCGAACTGCTGCCGGTGATCGGCGGCGCGGCGGCCGTTTACGCGGCGATCCGTGCCGATCTGGCGTACCTGCGGGCGAAGGCCGAGCAGGCCGTCGCGTCGGCTGAGTCGGCGCATCGGCGCATCGATGATTTTTTCCAGAGAAGGAGGGCATGACATGGCAACGAAGAAACGCGCGCCGGCTGGCGCGAAGAAAGCCGACGGCACGCTGCGGAAGGGTTTTCGCTACGCCAAGGGCGGGCGCATCGTCAAGGCGAAAGCGCGCAAGGGTTAAGCGGGGCATGGTGGTTGGCGCGGCCGGTGTGCCGCGCCTTTTTTTCGTGTACGCTTTCGGATCGTTCAACGAAGGGAGCCAAGCATGAAAAAACTGCTGTTCGCCGCGCTGCTGCTGAGCGGCTGCGGAACGTTCGCCACGTCGCAGATGCAGACCTATCGCGCGCCGGGCCAGTCCGAGGCGTGGCATATCGCGGGGCGCATCGAGGAAATGACGCAGGTGCTGACCATCACGGTCAACGGGCAAGACGCCGTGAGCGGAAAACTGTCGATCTGGAACGGGCTCGGATCGGTGTCCGGAGAGTATCAGGGCCGGCCGATCTCGGCGACCTGCAACAAGGTCCGGCAGCAGCGGCAATGCCAAGTCGTTGTCGGGTCAGAAATCGCGGCGACGTTGGTTTTCTGAGGGCCTGACGGATGGATTGAGGGGCGCGGCCGGGGTCGCGCCCCTTTTTCTTTGATAAATCAGGCTTATCAGCCAATAAAAAACACTGATTTAACGAAGGATATACATTATGCGAATCTAGCCCCCGGCTGAGCAGCGGGCGCCGTCCCTTCAAAACGGCGTACCGCCGGCCGTCAATTTCAACTTTTTGAAGGGGCTGAGATGGACCGTTTTTTCAACACGCCTGAGGGCGCGGAGCTTATCGAGCGCGCCCATGAACATCTGAAATCTGACACGCCGCCGAGCATTTCCGCGCTGGATCGGAGAATGCGGATCGGCTACGCGATGGCCGCGCGCATCCTGACCGAACTTGAACGGCGCGGCGTGGTGTCGGCCGTGCTGCCGGACGGGACCGGCCGGCGCTATCTAGGCGAAGGCGACGAGGGGCGCCGCGCTTTCGAGCGGCTGGCGGCTGAAATCAATGCCGGGATCGAGCCGGCTGCGCATTGGTGGCGCCGGCTGTCGCCGACGAAGCGCCGCGCCTATCTGCCGGGGGTCGATGAGTCGGCGCAGTGGGCAGACCTGAGTGAGCGCGACAAGGGACGGCTGCGGCTGGTATTCGCGCGCAACAGGGAAAAGCTGAGCGAGCTGCGCGTCGAGTTTGATGGCGTGTGGGGGGTGGCGGCATGAGTATTCGCATTGTGGGAGACACGATTGCAGACGCCGTGCGCGTCGCGGTTTCTGAGGGCGTCGGGGATTTTTGGAGAAACAAGCTAGAGGTCGGCAGTCTGAAAAGCGCTCTAGTCAGAAATGAAATTCTTTCCCCGGTAGAGGCGGCACGTCGGGCAGACGATCTAACGATGCGGGCGGCCGTGTCGTACGGGAGGGTGAAGGCATGATCTATTGTCCCTACTCTACCGGCTGGCGCGACGAAACCGAGCGCCGCAATGCGCGCCGCCGTGCGATGTGGGTGCGCGTCGGCGTGGCGGCGACGCTGGCGGCTGCGGCTGCGGCCTATGGCGGCGTGCTGTGGTTGGCGGGGGTGATCTGATGGTGCGCATTGAGCAGTTCGCGAGGCAACGGATCGGGTTGGTCCCGGAGCCATGGCGCGGGCGTGTCGAGCGCGGTTATCGGCGGCGCGCGTCGACGCCCATCGAGTCGGGGATATCGTGCGTGCTGGACGGAATCATGGCGCGCGAGCAGGCCAATTCGTGGCTGCTGGATACGACGGCGATTTTCGAGCGCGTGCGAATGCCGTTGGGCGTGTCGGACGGCGACATCCGGGACCGGGCCGAGCGGTGCGCGGCCGAAGCGATGAGCCTCGCCGAAGTTGTTCCGGGCGTGCTGGTCGCATCGCTGGCCGATCTTCGGGCGCGGCTCGGGCGCTTTGTCGAGTCGTACGGCGGTCGCCCGCCGGGGCCTGCGGTGGGCGATGCGCCGGCCGTGCGGCGGATGACCTGCCCGCATTGGTGGCGCCGCACGCTGCGCATCGCGCAGGCGCGGCAGCTTGAATTCGGCGCGGTCGCGCTCGGCTACGTGCATCGGGACGCGGAGAAGTACGCGAGCGATGCGACGGTAGCGCGCCGGCAGGAACAGCGGCGGCGCAATGCCGCGATGCTGGAGCAGACCGACGCGCTCAATCTCGACACGGGCGACGAATACACGCTCGCCGAACTGGCCGCGCTGTCGGTGGCGAACCCGGCCATCCGGCGCGGCGAATTGATGACGCGCATAGCCGGCTTCGAGTCGGTGGCGCGCGGGCTTTCGCACGTCGCCGAGTTCGTCACGCTGACCTGCCCTTCCCGCTTCCATCGCATGCGAAAAACCGAGGCCGGGAAAATCGTCCGCAACAGCCGCTACGACGGCAGCACGCCGCGCGACGCACAGAAGTACCTTGTTACCGTCTGGGCGCGCATTCGCGCCAAGCTGGCGCGCATGGGCCTGCGCGTTTATGGCTTCCGCATCGCAGAGCCGCATCACGATGCGACGCCGCATTGGCACCTGCTGCTGTTCATGCCGGCGGCGCTGCGCGATGGTGTGCGCGCCCTGCCCCGCTTCCGCGCGATCATCCGGCGCTACGCGCTGCGCGACTCGGGCGACGAACCGGGCGCGAAGAAATACCGCGTCAAGTTCGAGTCCATCAACTGGAACCGCGGGACGGCGGCGGGTTACGTGCTGAAGTACGTCGCGAAGAACATCGACGGCAACGGCTACGCGGTGCAGGGCGATCTTGAGGGCGGCATGGCCGCGATCTACCCGGCGCAGCGCGTCGAGGCGTGGGCGTCCACGTGGGGCATTCGCCAGTTTCAGCAGGTGGGCGGGCCGCCGGTCGGAGTGTGGCGAGAACTGCGCCGAATGCGCGAGCCGACAGACGGCCCGGCCGTGCTTGAGGATGCGCGCAGCGCGGCGGACGTGGGCAATTGGGGGCGCTATGTCGAAGTGATGGGCGGGCCAGTGGTCGAGCGCCGCGCCCTGCCATTGCGCGCCGCCTACACGGCGCCGGGCGAGCGCATCAACACGCGCACGGGCGAGGTAGTCACGGGGCGCCTGAACGCCTACGGCGAGCCGGCCGCGCCCATCGTCTACGGCGTCCGGTATCAGGCACAGGAACAGCGGGTGCTCGGGCTGGCGTCGTGGGTTGAAACGGTCCAGAAGGTAGCCGCGTCTGCGCGGTATCGGTGGGAATTCAAGAGGGGTTCGGGCGGGGCGGCGCAGCCGCGACGACCTCGGACACGTGTAAATAACTGTACGGGAGGATTC